CTTAAATTCAGTCGTATAACGCAAAATGTACCCTCCTTACTGGGTGTCCAGTAAAGAGGGTACATTTCAAAAGAGCTCGCGAGCCTTTATTATCCGGCCTACCAAACACAGCAAAGCGATGAACAAATCACCGTTGCTATGAATGCTCAGCTCCCTGCGCTATTTCCACAAATTGTTGCCGCCCAAGGCAGCACCATGCCCGCCCACAGTACGGACGCAAGCACATCAGGCAGTCAATCACAACAATTTCTTGCAAAACTCACTGTCTCGGCCCCACTTTCCCCGACCGATGCCGCGAAGATCCAGCAATGGCTCAAAACACAGACCGACAGCCCTGTTTCGCTCATCGTACAAATGCAAGGACAGGATAGCAGTTTCTACGGCAATGGCATTGCTTGGGAATAAACCGTTCCAGCTTCCGTTGGTAGAAGAACCGCCTCTGAAACACTGCCTCGGACGCGCTTTGCGGTCATGACTGCAAAGCCGCACATCTTGTAGACATTGTAGTTTCGCAAGAACTGGCTGACATGGAATTCGGCAAAGAATTGACGAATCTTGGAAGATGATACTTCACATGAGTGATGATATTGTACAATATTCATGGCATAAGCCTTCCGTTTGTGTTGTGGATTTTCGTTACTTTTATTATACAAAACGGAATGAGTTCATGCTATTTTTATTTCGCGGATTACTAATAAAGATAAATCAGCGGGGTATCAACTGTGAAGCTTAAGTTAATAATATATGAATGCTATACATTAACATACTGTACTCCGTTTTCCCGGAAAGTCATGTCGTTTCTCTCTTGCATTTCCAAATATCCATTTATGCTTTGATTTCTGTGCCATCTTTAAAAGTCACCCAAATATCATCTTTCTCATTTACAGTAATGAAATCTACCAAACTGCACCACAGTCTTTTATCAAAAATGCTAATAAATTCCTGTTTCTGTAAATTTTCAATAAATCTTTCTAGCTGCTGGCCCCTACTTGTACGCTGTTTCATGGTATCGCAAATCTGGTCATACTTTATTTTTATTTTTTCATAGCGGTTAACTAGCTCGCTGTACTCTTGGTTATATTGCACTTGATCCTGTGTCAAGCAAGCATTTTCGGAGATGAGTTGCTGAACCCGTTCTGCTAACAGGTTCATATTGAATTCTAATGCGTTTCGTTTCTTTTCCAAATCTGTAGTATCAACTAGGCGAATCTTTAACAGAATAATATTGCTAAGGATCTCATCTTTATTCTTGATAAGTTGATTGACTGCTCGGACAAATATATTTTCTATCTCATTTTCAGTCAGATGTGGCGTCTTACAATGTCTCTTGAACTTATCATTACAGCGATATACGGTCTGGCGGTATTTATCAGTCGAGTGCCAAACTTTGGCTCCGTACCAACTGCCGCACTGTCCACATTTGATTTTGCTGGAGAAAATGGAGATACCGCTATGACGAATTTTACTATTTTTTCTCTTCCGCATCTTTTCCTGTACCAAGTCAAATACCTGTGGACTGATAATAGCCTCATGGTTATTTTGCACATAATATTGCGGTACTTCCCCTTCGTTCCTCTTACTTTTTTTCGTAAGAAAGTCCACCGTAAATTTCTTTTGAAGCAACGCATCACCTTTGTACTTTTCATTCATGAGAATACTTCGCACCGTGTTGGGTCTCCATATTTTGCACCTCGCAGGTGTTGGAATCTTTTGCTCTGTCAATTTCTTTGCAATAGAATGAAAGGTGTACCCGCTAAGATATAAACGATAAATCAGTTTTACTGTTTCTGCCTGCTCTTTATTCACTACCAGATTGCCGTCCGCTCCCCTGTCATAACCAAGAAAATGACTGAATGCCAAACTGACCTTCCCATCAGCAAACCGTTTCCGATGTCCCCAAGTGACATTTTCTGATATACTCCTACTTTCCTCCTGTGCTAGGGAACTCATAATAGTAATAAGAAGTTCACCTTTGGCGTCTAGTGTCCAGATGTTTTCTTTTTCAAAGTAGATTTCGACCCCGTTATCTCTCAACTTACGTACGATTGTCAAGCTATCCACCGTATTCCGCGCAAAACGGCTGACCGATTTCGTAATGATAAGGTCAATTCTGCCATCCATTGCATCACGAATCATACTTTTAAAGCCTTCCCTATGCAAGGTATTTGTCGCTGAAATTCCTTCATCCGTGTACATCCCAGCGAATTCCCAGTCGCTGCGTCCCTTTATATAATTTGTATAATAGTCAACCTGTGCTTCATAACTTGTAAGCTGTTCATCCCGGTCGGTTGAAACGCGTGCATACCCGGCGACCCTTCTCTTTTTCTGGCTATGAATAGGTTTTTCTGTGTAATTCTGTAGTGTAGCTGGTATGACCTGCACTTTTTTCATGGCAATTGCACCTCTTTATTTTCTCCAGAATAAAACCGGAACAACAGGGTCCGATTCTTCTGAACCTCAATCCATTCCACCTGTTCCCGAAATTTTTGCTCATCAAATGTAGATTCGCCAAGAAGGGCTGCCGCTGTTTTTTTCAGCCAATCTTCTTGGATGCCGCTAGTGTGGACACATTTATGTTTGTTCCGACTCCGCCAATACGCTACTCTTCTATTTTTACGTGTTTCCAAACAACGGACAAATTTCACATCACAAGTCGGGCAAAAGATACGTTCTGAAAAGGCACTATAACGGCTGGACAGTCCACTTTTACGGTATTGGACCATTCTTTGCTGCACTTGTTCCTTCCGTTTCTCCGTCCACATATCCTTTAACGCTGTCGATTTCCATGGCTGCTTAATAACCTTGCCGTCCTTTAAGTAAAATAGCAAGGAATGATAAGCCGGCACCACTATTTTCTCTACCCTCTGTAAAAACTCTGTCTTATCAAAAATTGCCATTTCAAGTGCACTCATACAAGCGCGTTCAAGAGCAGGCTGTGGAATGGCACCATAGGCCCCGCACCGTTCCTCCGCTTTTCCTTTATTTGACAAGCACGACCAGTATTCACTCGGTTTTCCTTTGTACTTTCTTATATTATGGATGTAGCTCTTTCCACAAATACCGCACTTGATGATTCCTGTAAAGCAGGATGTGTTTAGGAAATTTCTGGCATATCCGCCACGTTGCTTTCCCGCCTCCTTACGCCACGCCATCTCTTCCTGAACCTGATTGAATGTCGCTGCATCAATAATGGCCTCATGATGATTTTCCACTACATATTTATCCTTTTCTCCATGGTTTATGACCTGATGTTTGGTAATTGGATCTATTACGAAGGTCTTTTGAATGACCAGGTTCCCTTTATATACAGGATTCTGCAACATCTGCTTTATAGTAGAATCCTGAAATAGGTTGCCGTACATCGTATGAGCTCCGATATTGGCAAGCTCTCGCTGTATATCTCTTCGCGTTTTCCCTGCTAAATACCCCTTAAAGACTCTCCGAACAATCGCTGCTTCCTCATTCTGGATAACTAGTTCTCCATCTTTCCATCGGTACCCATAAATGAAGAACTTTGCATGGGGAATTCCTTTTTCGTATTTCTTTTGAAACCTCCACTTGATATTGTCGCTGATAGAGCGGCTTTCTTCCTGAGCAAAGGAGGCAAGGATTGTCAGCATCAGCTCTCCATCACCACTTAGGCTACAAATGTTTTCTTTTTCAAACCAGACTTCGACACCAATCTCTTTTAGGTGCCGAACCGTCTTAAGCAGGTCAACCGTGTTACGTGCAAACCGCTGGATGGATTTCGTAAGAATAATATCAATTTTTCTAGCTTCTGCATCTGCAAGCATACGTTGAAACTCTTTTCTCTTAATAATCTTTGTTCCAGTAATACCATAATCAGCATATACCCCCGCATATTCCCACGTAGGATTTTTCTGTATCAATGAACTGTAATAGCTAATCTGAGCCGATAGGGAATGCTGCATTCTCTCTGACTCTACAGAGACTCGGGCATAGGCAGCAACCCGCTTCCGTTTGGAAATTTCGGTAACCTTCTGTTCTATTTTCCACATTTTCTTTTCCATAGTTGAGCCCTCCTTCCAACTATATATATCACTCTAACCAGTAGAATTATCAAGTGTATAACCCTCCGAAAAACGGTTGATATTTATGAAGCATTTTCTTCTTGAAGGACTGGTACTCCTTCTTGGTAATAAGTTTATCATTCAACATTTTCCTTGCCAGATTTATCGTTACCTGAAAAGTTATTTCATTAAAAAATAACTTCTTATCCATGGCGGACACCTCCGAACCGGTAAGCAATATAGCAATCATGAGAGCAGAACTTCCGATGACTATTGCCATAGACAGTGAATGCTTTTCCGCAGGCCGGGCAAGTAAAAGTATAGACTGCCTTCCGCTTCACCAGCGTCAGATGTGCGTTCCACCACTTGTTCCGACAGGCATCACAGCAGAACCGTTTCCGCTTCCGCCCCGGATTCTGATCAATAGGCTTCCCACACTGCTCGCATACTGCTCCATCTATCCTGGTTACCAGACTGTGCCGCCGGCAGAACGACTTCACCGTATTGATAGAAATCTGGAGCTGCATCGCTATCCTGCCATACCCGGCCCCAGCTCGGCGCAGAGCAATAATCTGTTGTTTCTGTTCGTCCGTCATGATGGATACCTCCTGAATTTTTGGTCTTCAGGAGTAACAGGACAGAACGGCTATTACTAAGTACTATAAAAAAAAGCCGATACGGAACATCCTTCCCGATGTTCCGTATCGGCTTTTCTCATACAATCTTCTGCTTTGCATCAGCCACAATAGCTTTGACCGCTTGCTGCAGCAAAGTAATATACAGCCTGTTCCGAATCTTCACCCACCAACTGGTGGTGGTCTGGATTTCCGCTTCCAGTGGGTCTGTGAGGTTCTTCATCTGCGCTTCCACCAGCTTCTGGATGTCCTCCAGGTCGATGGACTTGATGGCCGCTTCGGCTTCGCTCCTGGCAAAAGATACAACCGTATCGGCGACGGCTTTCTTGATTTCTTCACGGTTCATAGTCATTTACCTCCCAAGATCAGTTGTTCATAATCAGTAACACCCCGGGCTACTGCTCTGGCCAGGGCATCCTGGGCAGAGGCCAGGATTTCTTCATCGCCGGGATTAGTGATGAAGGCCAACTCGACCAGGACAGCGGGCATTGCCGTATTGGTCAGAACGTAGAGTCCGTTGACGCCAGGCGTTGCGATTTTCACGCCCCGGTCAGTGGTATCGAGGGCATCAATAATTTGGCGTTGGATACAGTTGGCCAGTATGTTGCCACAGTAACTGTCAGCACAGGCCCAGGTTTCTGTGCCGTTAGCTTCTTCTGCCATTGCGGCATTGCAGTGGATGGACACGAAGATGTCAGCATCACTGTCATTGGCTGCTTCGCAAATTTCATACAGGCTGTCAGATTGAAGCAGTTCTTTTTCTACGCCTGCCGCATTTAGATAGCTTGCAGCGGATTTACCAACGGCCAATGCTACATCACTCTCGCGTAGGCCCGTTTCTTCATTGACGGCACCTGGGTCTGGATGCCCGTTCGGCGCATGGCCGGGGTTCAGGAATACTTTCATTGCTTTTCTTCTCCTTTCTGATGAACAGCGGTCTTCACGGTCCCGCCGATGTAACCGAGCAAGCCAGAAGCGATGGACATGGCCAGCTCGTTGAGGGCATAAAAAATCGCCAAGATCAGTGCCATGACCAGCCCGATGATGACGATGCAGTCAGGGATATTCACTTTTTCAAACATACTTACGCTACCACCTTAATCTGTAGTGTCACTTTTGCATTCGATTCCGAACGCTCTTTTAAATAAGTGTATAAAGTATCAGAAATTTTCCCAGACATTGTTGCCCCTAAATCTGTGTCTATATTATATGTCAAGTCTATGATTTCCTTGATTCCCGTTCCCGTTGTGACTTCAGCCTGACAGGCAGCGTATCGCTGTTCTTCTTTTACCAGGAATATCATCCCTTTATTATCCGCATCCTCGACAACAACAATCCCTTCTATCTTAGGACTGTCCGGACTCTGCGCTAAGGTCATCAGCAGACTTCCTAAAAGGAACTGTGAGCCTTGTCCTTGCAGTGTAAGGTTCACAGTCGTAAAGGGACTGGTGGGAATCAAAACTGCATCTGTGGCACTGACAATCATGCCATCACTAATCGGCATAGACGCAGAAGCATATTGATGATTCGAACTGACAGTGCCCTGTTCTTTACCATTAACTGTGATTTTCCCGACGTAATAATCATTGTCTGCTTTTAGGGTAATATCGAGCATATTTTGATATTCTGTAGCATACACGGCATTTCTATCCGTATCATGTTGCATCGATAACTCTGGATGATTGCAGGTAATCGTAATTTTTTGATGGTCTTTTTGCACCAGGGTTATTTTCTTCCGGGTATCCCCACCAGAAGATACGTTCGCTGTTCCTTCCACCAGTTCTCCATCGGCCGTATAGAACTTTTTTCCCCGAGCAACATCTCCAATTTCAGCTGTCGTATCGGACACTTCACAAAACCTTGCTTTGCCTCCCGCTGTAAGGGGTAATAATATGGATGGAACTTCCGTATAATTAGCTCCCGCAATCTTAACATCAACCTTCATGACTCAGTCCTCCTATTCAATGGTCAGCACTTTGGTCAGACTATCCTGGAATACTGCTACAGAGGTCAAAGAACCGGTCACTTTCGCTCCGTTAATATAGGCGGTTTTGCCCGACACAATAGTACTCGCAGCTGCGGTAGCATCTGCCGTATCCACCACACTGGCCTTGCCGGCTACTCCCAGAATCGTCACACCTGCCTTGATGTTATCTGCAACCAACTTGGCTTGTTCCTCGCTCGGGATGGTAACTGAGCCTTTGCCATTATGGTAGCCTGCCGGGATAGTATACGAACCGTCCACCTTGCCAATACTGCCACTGACAGCCCCATTATCTGGCATAGCGCCTGTCACTGAACCGGTTCCCAAGAATGCAGTTTTCCCATTCAGGATATCCGCAGATACTGCAGTCGCCCCCGTTGTATCATAAAAAGTGGCGGCTCCCTCTCCTTCTGCTAGTGGAATCGAAACTTGAGGGACTTCTGCATACACTACGGAATTGATTTTTAAATTTTTCGCCATGATGTTATTCTCCTTTACTCAACCTTTAACTCATATCCATTGAAGCTAATTCTGCCATAGTTCGACGGAATGGCAGCTACCGTAACCCGCTGCAAGGCATCGTAGCCTGCATCTGGTCGGATGATTTGTTTCTCTTTATTAGGAATGACCACCTTCTTTTGATAATTTCTGGAAGGTACCACCGGCATGGATAGAATCCCTTGCAGAGTACTTATTCCCTTTATAGTGCCTTTATACTTATCCATGGGTCGTTACCTCTCCCGTTATAATAAAGGGACTGGGTGGAATGATCGTGTCTGTATACCCAGAGTCCAGCACCAATTCTACATCATACCAATAGGTTCCAAATGGAAGCTGTGCTGTATCTTCTGGTATCAGGATCAGAACACAGTCATTTTCTCGGCGCAGAATACCACTATCCAGATGCTTTTCTATCACTGTCTTTTCATCTGAAAGTTCCCGCTTAACGGTAAAAGCAAGCTGATCATCCGGACCTGGGATAAAGATGGCACCTGTCACCCGGTCCCGAATAATCAGCGTGATTTCAGCAGAATCCCCTCTTGTCAAAAAGAGCCGGTTTTGAATGACCGAAAAACCCATTCTATCACCTCCTACTCATTCTGCCGTTGCTCAATCACATCCAGGCGATGCTGTACGTGCCCCGTAGCTTCTTCCACCCGGGACAACCGCTCTGCCATCTGCTGCCGTTTGGATTCCGTATCGGATAGTTGCCTGCGCAGATGATCAATGCACTCCTGCAGGCTCCGTACTGATTGATTTAAGGGCTTGATGACGCTGAAATTGAAGATAACGCCGCAGAGCATCAGGACCGATACCAGAGATGCGGCCATCTGTAACCATTCAGCCATATTTCTCACCTCCTATCCCGTCCGCTGAAATATGTACACGACAATAGACGGCTGCATATTGTTGTGGGCTGTACCGCCCCCGGCATTTCCTGTATCAAAGGTATGCGCATGTTCTCCATTCCAGGACGTATTCCCAGACCAGGTGCGGGAAGCACGAAATTCTACTACGACGCCATCTTCATCGCCATCATATCCAGATTTAGCATCATATCTGGCAATTCCGCCTGGATAAAAGGAGCCTCCCGGCGCAGGTAACCCCTGTTGGCCACGCACGGCATCATCTCCCCCAAAGTTCCCCCAGATTTCCATGTCCCCTCGGTTATGATTATGTCCACCACTTTTAGCCGTTGAACCACTGTGCTTGTGAATCGGTATTTCCGCCAGGGTATTGGTGTGCTTCTCTTCGCCCAGCTTGTCCCCGGCCTTGTACATTGTCCCGCTGTCTGCTGCCCCGGCTCCGATCAGGCACCGCCCCATGGCGAAGGCCACCCAGGTCGTACCCGGCCAATACGTTGCGGGATTCTTCCCGTCCGTAGAAATGTAGATGGCATTGACAGGGAACGGACAAGCCTGGATTTTTGCCACAGCCTCTTCGTCCATATCCGCATAAGTGACCTTGCCCCAGCTGCCGTTGCTGTGCAGGACCGTATTCAGCTTCCCCGCAGACGGTGACGGGACCATACCGCTCTGGCCTGCTGTCTTTTCGCCGCAGCCACTGAAATCCGGCAGGGCGATATCCCTCGTGCCGTCAAACAGCACCCGGTGGATTTTCCGCCCCGTCTGCAGCTTCGACGCACTGGCCGCATTGCCGCTGATGCCGCTGGCATGGGCCTTGGCATCGGTCAGATGGGCATTGATGTCGGCTGCCGTAGCAGAAATCCGCTCATAGAGCCGTGCATCATTACTGATCAGCTGGGACACGGTCCTGTTCTGCTGATTGAAGACGACGGGGTCTTCCGAAAGATACTGGGGAAAAAGCACATCATAATCCAGCGTATTTTCTACGGCTTCTGTTGGCCGGACTTCCTGCCCGGCCCGGTCCGGAAAATCTGCCGACCACTTCTCCTTGATATACTCAGCCACTTGCCGTCACTCCTTTCCCGGATACAATCGTCGCTGTCGAGAACGTCGCCTCGCCATCCCAATGGATCTTCCCGTTCCAGGAATAGCCAAGATAGATAGCATAGCCCAGATGGGCCGGCTTGTAGATGTCGAGCTGGGCAATCAGCTTCGAGAGCGTTTCCGTATCCTTGTCATTCATAATGCAGTACACCTTGAAATAATATTCTTCGTTCACTTCCTCGATGTGGCCGACGCTGTACAGGTTCACGATGGAGTTCATGAAATCCACCGTGGATACATCCACATGCTGCAGCTTGAAGAGGATCCGCTGCCTGCGGAATTCGTCGGTATCCCCGTCACCTGGTTTGATGCCCAGAAACGATTCATAGAGTGGCAGTGCCCAGGTGGCTGTGTTCACGAAGAAGTTGTCCGCTAGGTCCTGCAGAGCCAGCCGCAGTTGGTTATGCTCCGTGCTGCAGGTATCCGCCGTCTTTTTGAACATCGGGTCTTGCCCCAGGAATTTTGGCAGATAGTCCAGCACATTAATGGGCTGCTGTCTCATCCACTCATTCGCTGACAAGGTTCAGCACCACCTTCCCGACTACCGGGATCTGCTCATTGGTCAGGCGGATATTCTCCGCCTTGCCGCCGAGTTTCAGGTTCCGGTAGTCTGTAATCCCATTCACACTCAGGATGAGCCGCCCAATCTGTGCCAGGCTGACATAGGACAGGCTGAAACCTGTATTCTTGAAATAGGCAGACACAGTGGCCGTCACCGCATCCGCATTGACGGTGCCGTACACTTCTGCCGTAATATCTACGGATACGGGTGCCGGAGATACCACGGTCACGGTGGCCCCGATAGGCCGCTGGGATTCGATGTACCGGGCCACTTTCTGGATCAGCTCGCTGGAGGCCGATTCATTCTCTGCCGTCACGATGATGACTTTCACCGTACCGTTCCCGTTCCAGAGCGGGATGACCTTGCAGTTGCCAACCCCGTCCACGGACATGGCCCAGGAGCGGTAGTGGTTGGCGTTGCCGGACGTGATGGGCTGGCGAACCCGGAACAGGAGCCGTGCCAGGAGAGCCGCATCGGTTTCCTCATCGGCCCCATCTGTGCATTTTTCCGGATTGGTCACACTGTACACGTTGGGAATGGAATAAGGGATTTCCGTAATCGTCCCCGGTGCCACATTCCCTTTCGCCCCTGTATCTGCGGCCTGGACAGCAATGTCTGCTTCCGTTCCATCAGATGGAATCGTAGCAGATTCTGTCGTGTAGAACCGTAGCCCGTCTTTCGTCTGGAACAGGCTGCCACGTATAATGTAGGCCCCGGACTGCCCGGAGACCATCACTTGTCCATTGGCTTTCACGGCCTGTTTCCTCTGGATGCCGAATTCCTCGGCCCGGAGCGTCAGATAGTCACCCCAGGCAGTTTCAGCAAACGCCGCGTCCCGGAGCATGGCCATCTCGGCATAGCTATTCTCGAATTCCACAGCATTGGTATCAATCATATCCCGGGCAAAAGAACCCTCGATAGCCGTCTTGTCCGTATCGGTCAGCGTGTGCAGGGTCTGCACCATGCGGTTCTCGATCTGGTCTTTTGTCTGGGCATCGAACAAATCGCTCATGCAAGGCTCCTTTCTGCGGTAACTGTGATGCTCTCGTCGCTGTAAATGGATGTCACATCCACCAGAATGAACAAATCATCTTTCTCCCGCTTTTCCACATCCACCCGGTTGATCCGGGCAATATAGGGATTGACGACCAGCCCCTCCCGGATGTTCTGGCAGATCTGGTCTGCCGTATAGACGTTGTTGGGCATCGTTCCCTGATAGGGTTCAATGGTAATGCCGTATTCATCATGGTAGGCCAGATACCGGTATCGTTCCGTCATTAGGGCTTTATAGATCCACACCTTGAGAGCTTCATCTTCTGTCACGGTGATGTTGTTCCCGTTCTCGTCATAGCGGAACCGATGTTTCTCAAAGTCATAGCCGTATTCCGAAAGGAGCGGCAATATTTCTCTGGCGCGGGCATCCGCTCCGGATGCCAAGGCCACAAAAGGATCAGCCATATCCGTCCAACCTCACAATCTCATCTAAAATCACATACTGCTGGATTTTTCCGTTCACCAGCATGGGCATGATGGCGACTTTCATGCCCGGCTTCAGGGTATCCGTGGTAATCACCGAATCGGTGTAGTCGTTATGGATGTCGTGGTTATGCGACTGATACGCCGCATCCCCGCTGCCGCCTTCCCGGTTCTGGGTAGCCGACACCAGATGGCCGCGGGCCGTTCTTCCGTAGCCTGCCAGAAGGTAATGGGAAATCCACAGTTCCTCTTTGGTCAGGACGATGCCATTGTATTTCACCTGGATGTCCGGCGGGGATTGGAGTATCTCGCCAATCTGGATGGACGGGCTGTTGCTGCTCCTCGATACCTGCTCCATGAGGTTCAGCAGGCTGATATATGGATTTTTCTGCATCTCCCGTCACCCCCTCGATGTCTTGATGATGGTCGCCGGATAGTAGTCGCTCCCCATGTCGATGCTTCCTTCGTAATGGTGGCAGCACCCGTACACGCTTGAACTGTTGCCCCAGCAGCCGCCATTTCCATCATAGGCCACGACATGCCAGTTCGGGTCCGGCTTGCTGTAGCGGTTGTACATGATGATGTCGCCTTTCTCCAGCTGTGCCGGGTCGTAGGGAATCGCCAATCCCTGGGCTTCGGCATCGGCACGGAGCTGGTCACAGCCTTTGACGTTGCTGTTATATTCCTGGGCGGCAAAGGGCGAATACCCGGCCGCGGCAATCGTCGCCCGGTCCACACAGCCTTCAGAGCCATAAGGCGACACGGTGCCATCAAAACTTTCCATGCAGGAATCCACTACATCGCCTCCGGCCGCGTTTCCGCCCAATGAAGTACCACTCATACTGCCTGAATTGGTTGTTTTAGGTGGTACGTAATCCGGATTGGCGTTGTAGGACGCGCTATCGAGTTCCTGCTTCTGCTCGTCCAGCAGTTTGTTAAAGACTAAGTGCAAATCCATCGTGTGCTTGTTCCCCTCAATCCGATGACTGTCCGACTTGATGAAGAACCGCCCTTTGAGCTGTTCTTCCTGGATATCCACAGAAAAACCGGCAATACACTGGATATGGCCGAGCGCCTTGACGGACATGTCATGGGCAACGGTCTTCAGCATGGCCCGGGCCTGCGAGGCATCGTCCTGCTTGGGGTCGGCCTTGCAGATGGCCTGGATGGTGCCGAATCGTTCGATGTCGGTGCCATTCGGCATCTCGCCTTTCGTCTGGCCCGCACTGTCTACGACCACCACTTTCGACACCATGTCTTCGATGGACTCGGACACAGATGCCCCGGTGAGATTCGTTTCATCGCTGATGAGGAAGTTCTCCACCACCTGGTCATTGGTACAGACCACATTCAGCTTCCCGTCCGTCATGTAGATGTGATACCCCTTGCCATCTTGTGCCGACTGGTAAGACAGGGCCTGCTTGATGGCATCAGTTGCTGAGATGTCATCGGCAATGAAACTGCACACCACAGAAAGGTCCGGCATCGTCCCGGCTTCAATCGAAAAGTCATGGATGGTCTGCCGGATGGCATCAGCCACGGTCACATTGGCGTATTTCCGGGTAATACGGGATTTGGCCAGATAGATGATGTTGTCGAAAGCCACAAAGCGCATGGCATAGGACTCGCTGTCCCGGCTCCGGGAAAAGATGCGCCCCTGGAAAACGGGGTACGTCTCCTGCGTGACCTCATCGGTATAGGAAAAACACACTTCATCTCCCAGCTCCAGAACGGCATTCGTCCAGTCCTTGTCTTTCGTGGTATAGGCGATATCAAATTCCAGCTTTCTCCCGGCCTGCTCCACATCGCCCGACCAGGTATAGGAAAGGACATAGGCAGACAAGTCCGTGTTCTGCGGTTTATCTGCCTGCTGGTTTTCCGTATCGGCCTTATTTATCTTTGCCAACTGGAACATTTTCATCATTCCTTTTCAGGTTCATGGTCGTCAGCCGGATGATGTCCCCCGCCGATAGACCACCGCTGCGGATGATGCTGCGGTAGACCTGGAACTTGGAGAACTGCTCCTTATTGAGCGTGACCGATTTCCCGACGGCCCGGCCTACGACATTGCCGATGCTGTCACCCGGATAATAGGTGATATTCTTCTTCAGCTTCTGCCAGAACGACTCCGGGCGTTTCTTCAGCCCCGTTGCCGGATCCGTTTTCCCTGTTTCCGCCGCTGTGACATAGCGGTATTCCGTCAACGCCAGTTCATAATACACATCACCACTGCCGTCCTTTTCCCCGAACTTGAAGGAGCTGATCAGGCAAGGCATGGAGATAGGCGTGTCCGATACCGTGAGCTGGCAGACCTCGCCGCCTGTACGCATGGCTTCCAGTTCGGCGATATAGGTATAAGGCGACAGCGTCATCATGGCAAAGGGATAATCCTGGGCCGGGAAAAATCCCGCCAGCGTCAGGGACTTCAGCCCGGTCCTGCCTTTCATGAGATACTCCCCGTAGTTGTTGATATTCACCGTGCCATGATTCGTATTGACGGAAACCATCAGTTCCGAAGGCAGCACGGGAAAGGTCACGACAGAGCTGCCTGCGGCCAGGGAAATCGTCAAATCCTGTGACGCCTGCCAGATAGCATTCAGGATGGATTCTAAGAATGATGCCATCAGATGGTCGCTCCTTTCATGCGGTTCATGCCGTACAGCCGGATCTTTTCCACCAGCTTGTCGGCTATGGCGTCGATGTCCTGCTCGCTGCGGACGTTCATCGTATCGATGCGGATAGTGATGGCGTGGCTGCCTGCGTTCATGGCCTGCCGGATGCTTTCATCATGAGGAATCACGGTACTGCCGTTTGGCAGGTGGACCAGCTCGCCCCGGCGGTCTTCGTTGATGACCGCAAAGCCGCCGCCAAAGTTTTCGACGCCTCCGGCAAAATGACTGATGGGTTCAATATTGAATCCCACATGAGTCGGCGCCCCGCCTGTCAGAGACGGGATGTCAATGGACAGGCCGTTGACGCTGGCAATGAGTCCGTTCACCTGGTCGATGACCCAGTTCACGCCGCTCCGGAAAGTATCCTTGATGCTCTCCCAGATGCTGGAAGCCGTTTCGCTGATGCCGTTCATGGCCCCGTCCCAGACCGAAACAACCCATTGCATCCCGGCATCCACAGCATCCGACACCGCCTGGATGGCCTGTTCGATATACTGAGAAACTGTATCCCAGTTGCTCCAGAGGAGATACAGCCCTGCGATGACGGCAGCGATGACAATCAGGATGGGATTGGCCATCGCTGCTGCGCCGACTGCCCGGATGACCGTAATCATCATCCTGCCCACGGTCAGGAACGTACTGCCCATGCCTTTGGCAACGATGGCGATGCCTCTTGCCACGGTGATAAGGCCCTTGAACTGGGCAGCCAGATACTTCGATACGCTCCCGGCCTTGCTGATGCCCGCGGCAATGGAGCTGAACGTCCCGAAGGCCCGTCCGCCTATCGTCAGCACCCGTCCCAGGGTGGAACCGAAGAGCTGGAAGGTCACGATGCCGAAAGCCACTTGACCGATTAGGGCCTTCTGCTCCGGCGTCAGCGACCGAAACCAGGCCGCCAGCTCCTTCACCCGCAGGGACATGGCCTTGAAATAAGGGGTAAAGGAAATAGCCAGGTCCATCCCGGCATTCTTCAGCTGGTTCATGGCAATCTGCATCTGCTCCGACGGGGTCAGCATCTTCTCATAAGCTTCCCGGGTCATGCCGGCAGACTGGGCCATCTGGTCCATGACCGTATCGAAATCCCCGGCTCCCTTGCCCGTCAGGACCAGGATGCTGTTCAGGCCCTCGACAGAACCAAAGAGCTGGGCCATCTGTTCAGCATCGCCGCCCGTGGCCCGCTTCACTTCGTCCAGGAACTTCACCCATCCTACGCTCTGCAGATGAGCCGCGTTGAACTCAAGGCCAAGGGACTGAGCCAGTTTCGCTGCTTCAGAAGACGGCTTCAGGATGTTGCTGTAGGCCGCCTTGAGTCCTGTAATGGCCTCGCTGGTCCGGATGCCGTTCTTGGTCAGGACGGCGATGGAACCGAACAGTTCCTTGGTGCTGACATTGAGCTGTGCCGTAATGGGGATGACATTGCCCATGGACTGGGCCATCTCGCCAAAGGATGTCTTGCCGAAGTTCTGTGCCAGGAGCATCTGGTCCGTCACCGCCGTGGCTTCCTCTGCCGATTTCCCATAGGCATTGAGGACGGTCGTGACGCCGTTTACGGCGGTTGTCGTATCCGTGAACCCGGCCTTGGCGGCAATGGTCATATCCCGGACGAAACCTACAGCGTGGCCGGCATCGACACCCGCTGAGATGGCCTGGTAGACCGATTCGGAAAGGTCGGCAACGCCCGCCCCGGTCTCATCGCTGACAGCACGGATTTCATCACTGACCTTCTGCATGGAAACGACCGTCGTATCCACCAGGGTCGAGATCTTGGCGATGCCACCCGCAAAGTCGCTGTGCAGCTTGAAGCCTGCCGTCGCAGCCGCCAGGATGGGTGCCGACAGCAGGGCCATCTTGTCCGACAGGCTGGAGATCTTGCTTCCCGTCTGCTCGATGCTCTTTACCGTCCGCTTCTGGATGCGCTCATGCTCCGTCAGCTTGTCCGACAGGCCGCTGACCGATTGTTTTGCCGCCGCCATCTGGGTCTTCATGGTTCCCAGGCTGGCATTGACGCTCCGCACCGTCGGCGTGAACAAATCCCGCAGCCGGATGGCGGCATCAATGACGTTATTGGCCATGCTGTTTCACCTCACTTTCCATCATCTGCCTTATTTATCTGCCTCATTCTCTTGCTATCTGCCTCATTTTATGTTAAAATGTGGCAGATAATAGAAAAATGAGGGAGATTTTTATGCGGACATTTAACTACTCGCAGGAAATACAAAATTTACTGACACCTGAGATCGTCCAGCTTCTCACCTGTATCCATGAACACAAGGGACGGCAGGATTTATTTCTGGAAGCGAATACAGACGAACTAAAAACGCTGGTAGACGTTGCCATGATCCAGAGTACAGGGGCTTCCAACCGTATCGAGGGAATCCTCACCAGTGACAAGCGATTAGAAGCACTGGTCAGCCAAAAAGCTAAACCGCATAATCGGTCTGAACAGGAAATTGCTGGATATCGTGAAGTACTCGCCTTGATTCATGAAAATCATGACTATATTCCTCCTGTTCCTAATGTCATCAGACAGCTCCATCGGGACCTGTACGCTTATTCGACAGGAGCTATAGGAGGAGACTATAAAAATGCAGATAACGTAATTGCAGAAACAGACGCACAAGGGCATCAAAAGGTAAGGTTTATCCCCGTTCCTGCCTTTCAGACAGCTGACGCTATGGATTCTTTATGTCAATCGTTCCAGAATGCCTGGCAGGAAAACATAATGGATAAATTGCTGCTGACTCCCATGTTCATTCTGGATTTTCTCTGCATTCATCCATTCAATGACGGAAACGGACGGATGAGCCGACTTCTGACACTCCTTCTTTTATATCGTGCCGGCTACATCGTCGGGAAATACATCAGCCTGGAAATGCTGATTGAAAAAACGAAAACCACTTACTACGAAGCTCTTCAGGCAAGTTCTTCCGGCTGGCACGAAAACCAAAACACCTATGCGCCTTTTGTGAAATATTATTTGGGCATCATCATAAAAGCATATGATGAATTCGAAGATCGGATCCAATATCTGGTAACCAGAAAGATTTCCAAGCCAGACCGGATCAAAGCCATCATTTCCCAGACACTAGGAAAAATCAGCAAAAAAGATCTGATGGAACGCTGCCCAGATATCAGCCAGGGAACCATAGAACGCACTTTGTCCAGTCTAGTAAAAGAGGGCTATATCATCAAAGTCGGCTCTGGTCCGGCCACAGCATACATCCGCAAGCGCTAAAAAGAACAGCAGACTACACTATTTTGTGGCCTGCTTTTTCTTTTCCCCTTCTTCCATCTCATACCGGATAAAAGCGTACAGCACCTGCCGTTCACCGTATCCCAGTTTCATGACCGCTGACGGCAGCAGGTGATGCTCCCGGAACAGGAGATACATCGCCTGCACTTCGCCATCGGTCTGAATCAGTTTTTTACGGCTTTGTCTGCCTTTTCCTGGGTCGTATAGCCGTTGAGTTCTGTAATCTGCGCCGTAAGGTCGGCGATTTCGCCTGCCAGGAAGAGCTTGCGGATGATATCGCCAGGGAATACGGCCCCGAATTTTTCCAGCAGGTCCTTGTTCTTGAGGTCCGGGTCGGCAATCCCCGCCAGAAGTGTCTGGGTCTGCATCTGATAAATATCGATGTTATCGGCACTGCCGTTGGTGAAGTCCACGGCCATCTTCTGGATATCCGCATATCGTTCCGGGTCGATGGCCCGGAGCGTGATGACAAAATCGAACCCGAACAGCTTCGAGAGCCGTTCCATCTTCACTTTCTTTTCAGGCCGTTCGGCCAGCTTGTTCACTACATCTGCTTTCAACAGTCGGTCTACCATATTCATGTGCTTGTTCTCCTTATGCTAAATCCAAGAGGTCCCAGTCCGAGAAGGTGAAGCTGTAGCTTTCCTCACCCATCTTGTCCACTTCCCAGTCGGCCAGAATCAGGCTGTCAAAGGTCGCATCCTTGATGACGATGCGTTCGCTGCCGATGGCATCCTTGTCATCCAGGACGGAAACGATGGTCACGACAGTCTGCCTGCCCGCCTTGATGTTGTCGTTCATCTTCCGGATCATGTAGCTCGACACCTTGTGCAGCTTCAACTGGCCTTTGCAGTCGTATCCTGTGACCTTGTAACCCTTGCCTACATGGCGGAGCATCTTCACTTCTTCCTTGGTCAGCGTGACCTCGGCCTTGAATGCCGTTGCTTCGGCCATGAGGTCGCCGTCGATATACAGGTCAGCATACTTACCGTTCATGACCCGTTTGGCTTCCATACTGTTCATCCGGCTTCACCTCCTCAGATATTGATGGTAATCGTCACGTCTTCCATGGCATCCAGCAGCGATGCCTTGACGGCGATGAACACATTGCTGCCGATATTGGCCAGCTTTATGTCCATATCGGACATGTCTGCCAGTTCCGCCTTGGTGTATTTGCCGTTGGATTCCAGCCATATCTTCGTGGATTCCACATCGATATAGGCTGTGTTCTGGTCCTGTTCCAGCAGCCCTTCCTGGGCCAGCTGGTCAAGATATCCCTGGATGGCCGTCACCAGGAGGCAGCGGTTCGCATAGCTGTTGGCGTACTTCCCGAGGTAATGGTCCTGGGCCGTCGTGCGGATGTCATCGTGCATCATGTCCATCAGGTCCACGAGCTTGATTTTCTGGAAGCTCGTCCCCTTGTCCTGGACGGTGGTCACCAGGGAGTTGATGCCCCGGGCCAGTTTCACCTTTTCACCGTCAAAGAAGAAAAATAGCTTTCCTGCCCCGGCCATGGTGTCCATTTCCTCTTTCGTCCAGACATCACAGCCGATGACTTCCGGCAGCGGTGCGTAGGTGCAGGAAATCGTCATGGGCGTCCCGGCAATGATGCCGGCAATGCGGCTGCAGTACTGGGCCGTCGTATAGGTCTTGCTCTTCGTGCGGATGGTCTTGTTGACGAAGTTGATGACGCCTTCCGTATCTGCCGTACAGTCTGGCAGGACGGCCTTGATCATCTTGTCTTTATTGGTACGCATCCCCTTGACCCAGGTGGCGATGGTATCGATGTGCGACGTTCCGATGTCCGGAATGACCAGGTAATCGAAACGCTTGTTCTCGATGACCTTCAGGATATCCGTATAGTCTTCGGCTTCACTGCTGATGATTTCGGCGATGACCTTCTTCGGGCTGTTCACATAGCCCCGGAGCGCCAGTTCCAGCTGCTCCCGGTTGCTGTCAGACAGCTCCTTGGGGATGTCATCTGCCGTGTACAGGTTCACTTCCGTCACCGAAGGC